CTTCAGCTCCAGTCATTCTAAACTCGCCACCGCAAAAAGGTATAATTAAATTCTTGAATCTTTGCGAATTGAAAAAGTTTGATTCATACCTATATCCAGCACCAGAAAAAATAGAATCAACTACTTGTTTAGCATAGACTGCTGGATACATTGTCCCAAAGTTATAGTCATTCTCAGCCAAAGTTACTGAGTTTCCTCTGTCAATTAGTGGATAAACATAACCACTTCCATCAGGTTGTCCACTTGCATTAAAGTTTACATAGGTTGTTCCATTCTTAATGATTGAAGTATCCCATGAGTTTTCCATGTTAGTCTTATTCCATACATGGTCAAATTCTGACAAGTCTAATTGCGACAAATTAAGCTCACCTAAGTCTTGAAATAAGTTAGCAAACTTACCAATAATCACGCACTCATACTCAATAGCTCCATCCACATTTTTAATACTAACCAATTGTATGTAACCTATTAGCTGAGCTATTCCTTTTCTGTAAAGTATCGCATCAGCTTTTAGATTAGGATTGAAATCAGGATTAAAGTTTAGTTCAGATGTGTTAATAGTAGTTCTATCAAGATTAAATATAGCTGAAAAGATTTGGTGATTGTTTGCAGTTCCAGGTATAGTTAAACTCTTTGAATAGTCGCTCTGTCTTTTGTCAGGTTCACGAATATCAACAATGGATTTATTGATAGGCATAGGCACTGAGTCATACAAATCCACATTCCAAGTATTAGAAACAATACCTGATGAGTTATATGCTATTATTTTTAGTTCTGTTTGGTTCATAGTGATTGTCTATAATTGTCGAACGTATATTCTAATGTTAATTGCAAACTACTTAATTGTCTATCATTCACGTATTGTTTTTCTTCGTAGTTGCTTTCTTTTATATTTACTGGTACATAAGTGCTACCGTATTCCATCATCACTACAGGACTTAAAACTAATTCCTTTAATCCAATCCATTCAGCATCAGTTAATGCATCTGAGTTGATCTGAATAGTCTCTGTTAGCTTAGTATAATAGTTTGTCTTAGCTCTAAAAGTTTTTGGATAGTTTAATGGTTGAAATTTTTTAAACATCTTACGTTCTACATCAGTAAAATTGCGACTTACCTTTGTAAATGTGAACGCATCAAACCCTCCTAAATTATTCAACCAATGTAAACGAATTGGATTGTACTTTTGACAAGACTTGTCAATTATGAAAGTTTTGCTAAAATACGTAACAGCTCCACTTCCACTGGTGTTTTGTCCATTCACTCTATAGTAAACAGCATCCGAATAATCAAAGGCAGCGTCATATACAGTTTTATAGTAACCAGCAGAATTGCCTGACTTAGCCACATTAATTGAAACTATTGAACCATATGAAGTAAAACTTGCATTTGATTGTATTAAAGTTGTGAAATTTTTATCAAGCACTTGCACATTTATATTGCTAAATAATCCTTCTCTATCAAATACAGTTAAAAATCTTTCTTCTCCATATCTTAACTTTTCTTGGTAAGTTGTTTGATTCAAAGTTTTCAAAGAACTTTCTGGTGGTCCAATGTTCAAACTTGTAAAGGCCGTTTTATTCCAATCTAAGAAATCAAAGATTGCATTGGTTGAATGTGCATTACTACCACTTGAATAAAAGTTAGCTAAATTCGGATAAATAGTTGGAATGCCTGATGCGTTATTCCTAACCTCACCAAAGTCTACCCAATAATCTACTTTTGAATTTATACAATGATAAATGCCTGATGCATTGTAACTTGCAAAGTCATATGTTACATATTGTCTTAGTACTTCACTAACATCTACGTCAACTGTATTAACTCCAGGTTGTTTTGGGTAAGTTAACCTTGCAACTGGGTTTGTTTGACCACTTACGTTTATGTCTACTAAGAATTGAAAGCCTTGTGCAGAAGCATTAGTACTTTCAAGACCAAATACCATTTCATTGTATACGTTTTGCCAATTATTTGGTTGTGAATTAATTATCATTTATAAGTCTTTTATAAGTTTATTTTTAACTGTAACTACAATTTTTTTTCCTATTAGATCAGCTAAACTATCTCCAAATTTAGACATAGCTTCATCTGTAACTACTTCATCTATAAAGTGATTTCCTTCGATACCTTTCTTTTTAATATTTACGCCCATTGCATAAGCCATTTGCGTCTTTTCATTAATTTGCTTTTCTTTTCTTTTGTCTTTAGTTAAATTACGTGTTTGTGAGTATCGTGATTTTAACTTAAATCCTCTTTTGGTGATCCATCTTTTTAAATTATCTCTAAAGTCATTATTAACTGATAACGTCTTAAAAGAATATGGTGAGTCAAACTTTTTTTCAACACCACTAACACCTTTGTTTAAATAGTCTGCATAGTAATTCAACTCTATAGACATAGTGAATCTGGTGCCATTTACTTTAAAAGGTAAAACGCCAATTGATTGTTTTAGATCTGAGTTGTTATAGTATTTGTCTTTACTTGATAGATTTGCTTTAAGTTGATCTGACATTGAAATCACAAAAGTCACAATAGCTTCTTCAACAGTAGATTCAAATGACAACTCTTCAAAGTCTGTACCTAAATCACCTAATAGTTTAGTGTAATCTATTTCTGCCATTCTCTTTTTTTATCTGATCAGTGTGTTCAATATGGTAACTAACTACGTTGAACAATTCAGTCATGCTCAAGTCAAGGAAATAATCCCATTTAGTCTTATCATGATTCGCTAAATTGTCTATTGTTGCAATCCATCCCCATTTGCTATAAAAGTTTTGAGCTTGTTCTCCATCTCCTCTTTCTTGCTTAGGAAAAAGGTTAGGATATTTTCCGACAACTTGTTTGATAGACTGCAAAAAAAAAGCATAATTGGATAAGCATCTTTAACTTTCATGTGTTTTAATAAGTGATCACTAATTATTTCATGTTCAGATCCATTGTACTTATTTGGATTACCAAATCTCCAACTTATTGGTCTAATGCATGATGCTACAATCTTATGTATGTTAACTATTGGATTGTCTTTAGCAAAATGTGTTATGTCAATAAACTGACTTGAATTTATCTGACTTAATCTATAGTCTACATAAAACCATTTACCTTTTACGTTGATACGTTTCTTATAAGTAGTCTTAATTGGTTGTCGTTCAAGTTTTTCAAAATCTCCATATAGACTTATGATTTGACTTGACGTAAACTTATCAAAGAAATCACGTTCTATTTTGTATAATATTGACAACTTATCTTTTTTAGCTTCTATGCCATTACCTTCTACAGACTGTAAGTCAATAAAATCTTTTAAAGTTAAATTGTAGTAAACGTTGTTCATCTTTATTTATATAGTTATTTAAGCACGAATTGTAACATATTGTCCACGTCTATGTTCTTGCAATCTCATCAAAGCTAAATAGCGTGTAGCATCTATTAAGTGATTGTTGAAATCTACTGGTTCGTTGACTATCTTGCCAGCCTTATCAGTTTTCCACTTATATGTTCTAAATTCTTTTTGTAAATTGTTTCCTATTAAGTGAATTTTATAACGTCTTAAAATATCAATTGAGTTTATAATTGAATCTTTACCTTTTTGTGTTGGTTTGATATTAAAACCTAAACGATAAACTTCTTCAATTGACTTAGGTTCTGCTGAGTCTGCAAATATTTCTTTTCTACCTACTTCTAAACTTCTCATTCTATCTGCTATGTCTTGATTTGTAAGCCTACGTTCGTACAACTCTTCTTTGACATACAACTCCTGTTCATATTTCCATACACTAACTAACGCTGTTGGATCTGCACTAAAACCCCAATCTAATCCATAACCTATAAACTTAGCATCATTTGGTACTATTGATTGATTTGTCCAATTGTTAAAGACTAAATCACGTAATTGTCCACGCTCACCAAGTCCGAATATTTTCCAGTACTCAGGGTCTGCTTGTTCAAGTCCTTCTATTTCCCTTTTAAGTGCATCAGACAAATGTGGGTTGTCTTTGTATGTGGTAACTATTAGCCCACAATCTTGACGTATTAGTACTTGATCGTAGATCCAATGCTCAAAGTCTGAAGGGTTGTAGTCAATTATAACCTTGCCAGTAGTTCTTAGCAACAACTGTCTCCAATCTTCAATGTCTAACTCGTTAGCTTCGTTGACAAATAGAATATCTCTCTTACGACCACGAATTTTTTGCGCATCATCAACACTAAAGAATTCTATTAAGTTTTTATTTAGTATGTAAGTATTCTCCGTTTTGTTATGATCATACTCATTATATAAGTTTACTGAGTTTAAGATCTCAAAAAAGTCTCTTACTGCTGATGACTTTAAAGCTGGTAATGTTTTACGTACAATTGATATAGTCATTCCTTGATGCGTCATACATAATCTTATCAACCATTGTAAAGTAGAATATGTTTTACCAGATCGAGTTCCACCCTGAAGTGCAATGATCCTTTTCTTCTTTATGTTTTGATCTATGTATACGAAATTAGGATTGAACATTACTCAATTGGTTTAGTAAGCCAATCAGGCAACTTGTTGACGTTAATGTTTTGCTCTGTTTGTACCTTTTCAGTTAACCCATTCAAACGTGCAGTTATGCTTGGATTGTAAACACCAGCAAGACCACCTTGTATTTGATCTTCTCTAATAGCTTTGCGTATACGTGCACAGATAGGTACGTACTCACTATATCGTTCATCCAAATTGCTAAAGTAATGGTGCAAATCATATGCATAGCCAGATTCACCACAGAAGAGTTCAAAGCCTTCCATGGTTAGTGCACGTTCTCTTTGTTCAAATACTGATTTGCCGTCTTTACCTACGAAAGTGTGTTTTAATATAGGTTTAGATTTGGCATGTTTTACGTATTGTTTGAAAAGATCATACATTAGATCAGGTGTTGGAATTGCTTTTTTGTTTGACATAATTTAAAACTTCTTTTCTTAGTTCATTTATTTTTAAGATATTAAAATTGGTGTAGATTTCACTATAGAGTTCTTCTGCTAAATCTTCTCTTAGTTCTTTTGAGTCTATTAATTTACTTACGTGTTTGTACCAATCTTTCTTATTTGCTAAAAGGCAATTCTTACCGTGTTTTGCTATATTAGTATATGGGTATTGATTAGATACTACTACTGGTAATTTTTTAGCTCCCATTTCCATCATTTTCAATTCAGATTTGCAACGGTTGAATTCTGTATCTTTTAATGGAATTAATCCTATGTCCATCATATCATAAGCCGATGCATAAGTATACACATCCATACCATTTATACGGCAATACGCATCTGATGATATACGATAGCCACTTGTGAATATGTTTTCATATTGATTCCAAACTCCATCACCTTCTACATAGCCACTTAATACAAGTCTATATTTGTCTTTCATATCAGGATTAGAATTCAATTGACTAAACAAATCACTTATCATCATTATGTCCTTATAATGTGTAACTGATCCTGACCAACCAACATGAACTTTTTCATTCTTTAAGTTTTGTACTTTTACGTCTGTCTTAAATTGTTGTTGACTAAAGTCTATTGCATTTGGTATCACAAAAACATTCTTATTGAATTGTCTAACTTTTTCAGCTAAATACTCAGTTGGCACAGTAACAGCATCTGCCATTTTGAAGTTGTAAACTATTTGAGAAGCAGTATGGTTTTTTACCCAATCTGTTTTCATAATATGATCATGTGGCAAAACCCAATCGTCATCTCTATCTACAATAACTGGAATACCTAATCTTTTAAGTTGTTTCCATAACACATCTTGGAAACCAGCCTTACTTACTACTGAACTTGTGTATATTAGATCAAACTGTTGAAAATAAGCATCTGACTGTTGATCTATTGTTCTTGATCCAGTAATTTGATAGTCACTTCCCATGTTTTCAAATGGTATGATCAATCTATGATATTCAACTCCAGTAACTGGCTCCGGAATAACTACAAGTATTTTCACAGTTTTTTTACTATTGCTTGAATTTGATATTCTCCATCTCCATGTTCTTCTAATCTGTCTTTATTTGTGCAACTATCATGTACATCAATTGCAATAATTTCAAACTGATATTCTTTACAACCTTCTTCAATTAGTCTTTTAAGACTTTTAGTGTCAGGCAGTTCGTCAGTTTCAGGTAAAATAAAAAATTTATGGTCTCCGTTCCATCTACTTGGCAAAGTTGTTTTCCTTTCATAAAGATCTCTATGTGGTACTGCAATAATCATGTGTCCACCAGTCTTTAGTATTCTCATCCAATTTTGTATTGCTAATACTGGTTCGTTCAAATGTTCTAATAAATGACTATTATAGACAGTGTCATAAAATTCGTTTTCTACACCTTCCATAAATTCTGCATTGCCATTATCTTTGTCCCATGTGTCACAATCAGGACTTACTGCATCTGCACCATCCCATGTGTCTAATCTACCTACACCGATGTCAATAACTTTTTTACCATCAATGTACTTTTCAAAGAATCCTTCCTTAAGTCTTCTTTCTCTTGCTTTTTTTGTTTCTGCCATTATATTAATTGATTAATTGCGTATTGTAAACCTTGTTGATTAAAAACATCATAAAAGTCTCCTCCATTTGGTATAACGTTTGGACAATGGAAACATACTTCTAAAATCCTTTCTGTTTGAAGTTGTTCAGCTATCGCAAAACACATTGACTGATTTCCAATAAATACTTTTGATGCTGCGATATAATCTTTTAGTTCGTTAAAGTCTTTTACTTTTAGATACTCAAGTTTATTCAAAGTCTTTTTCATTACTTCAAACTCATCTTTAGTGCCTGCAAATAATAGTTGATTAGAATAATCATTAAAGATTGAATAGTCTATCTGCCCATTCTGATACCTGTTAGTTCTGTTAATTAGTAAAAAGTCCTCTTTAGGCTTACATGAACTAAACAATGGTCCTTCAATATCAAACGTTAATTCAGGATAAGAATGATAGTACCATCTTTTTATATCACCTGCACCTAAATGAAATCCATTAGTTCTAAAATTGTCTAAATTATAATCTAACTTTTGCCCATTATATGGCATGACATCTGAAATAAATTCACATGACATCAATAATGGTTTTAAGTTTTTATACATATACTCATTAAGCATTACTGATCCAACTGGATGATTTTGTATGTTGCCTTTTAAAGGTTGATTTAGATGCAAATACAATACTGCTGTAGTTTCATTTATTTCACAAGCTTTTTTAATAGCATTCAGTGAATAAATAACATCACCAGCATTTCCTGAATGTTTAAACTTTAGCATTTCTTTTTCTTTTAGGTTCAACTGGAATGAAATTGTCGAATTGAATAAATGTTCTTGTAATTAATTCTTGTACACAAGATTGACAACCTAAATTTCTTGGTGGTGCACCAAACATCATTGACCAAGCTTCTTGCACTATTGCATATTCTTGGTTTGTAAATAATGAATGACGTTCATTTTTAAAAATTTCCCATTTTGGTTTTAATGGCAAAAGTAGTTCATAGATTTGTTGGTTCATAGAATTATTTTTTTAAATATGAGTGAACTTATTACTGCAGATAAACAAGCATAACCTATGCAATATAAATATGGTTCTTGGCTTAATATGAAAGTAAACAACCCAATCCAAAATGATAGACAGTAACCGCAGCTCAAAGGTTTTTTTGGAATGCTATTAAAATTCTTCCTCCAAAATTCTATCATCGTCTGACTGATCACATACCCAGTTGATCCTATGAGTAAGCAAATTAGTATATTGTTCATTGTATTTAGTTTTAATTTTTTTGATTGTTTGTAAAATCGAATGTCTTACTGCGCCATACTTGATTCCAACAAGATCACTTATCATTTTGAAATCATTGAACTTTACATATAATTTAAATAGTTCACGCTCATATTCATCAAAGCACTCAATTTCATTTTCTATTGAGCAAATAAATTCTTCAAATATAATTTCATAATCATTATTTTCAGTTTCAATATCAGCTTGAATTTTCTTAAAGTCATCTGTAGTATGGTTAAAGTGTTTATATTTTTTAGCAAAAGGTGAAGTATAACTTACATAAGAATTTGAAACTATTTTATAAAACAAAAAGCCTAAGTAGTTTTTATTATGAGCATCTATGATTTTTTGTTCATCTAATTCGTAAAGTGTCAATATGCATTCATGTAATAAATCTTCTAAATAATACTCATGAGCTATTTTACTGCAGACTTTTATTGGTGTTTCTGACTTATAAAACTCATGCAATATTTTATCTTTATTCATTATAAATACCTATTGTTTTATTTCCTAAATTTCTCAAAAATATCCTATGACTTGTTTTTAATTCGTTTTCTTTTTTGTATTCCTGAACTATTTTTAAGAATTCTTTTGCATTTAGAATACACTGTTGAATATCTTCCTTACTTAGTTTTATTTCTCTATATTCTGATGGTAATTTAGTTACTATTTGTAACCAATTATCTCCAAATTCTTTAATTAATCCTTGAGTAAAACCAATCGGATTGCCTGATTTATATAAGTTGTCTGCTACTGACTGCGAATAGATGTTATGAAGATTGAATCTTAAGTTAGGATAAGCACCTACTGAGTAATAATGTCCTGCTTGATCATTAGTTTTGTAACTTCTACCTGAACTAATACAATTAAACCCAACATCAATTTCTCTTACTATCTTGTTTACTACGATTTGTAGTTCCTTTCTGTAATTACTGATTGTCTTAGTTGATTCTTTTAGCTCCTTTTTAATCTTAGTTTTTTCTTTTTTCTCATTCTTAGCTTTATTTTTTTCTGCTAAAAATATAGCACAAGCTGGTGAACAAACTTGCTGAAGTGGTTTGAATGGTTCAAATTTAACCTTGCATATTTTACAGCTTTTTTGCTTCACTTTTGATTCTTTTTTCTTGTTGCAAAATCCATTTGTAAACATAATTATTTACCCATTCTTTTAAGCTAACTACTTTTGTTGATCGCTTTTTCATTAGAAAGGTAAATCGTTCTTTTCAGTTAATGCAGTTTTCTTTAAATTCTTAGCAGTACCAACAAATTTTCTTGGTTGTTTTGCTTCTCTTTCTGCTTGAGATTGATTGATGTAGGCAGTTAAGTCATTACCGAATTGGTCAGGTTCTTTTCTTTCAGTTACGCAGATGGATAAGTACTTCTTTCCATTTTTAGAAGTGAAGATTTTTTCTTGAGGAATGTCTGTTAGACATAAATTGATGTTAATTAACATAAGTGGTTTTAATTATTAATTCAAATTTAAAATTAAGTTGTAAATATTTTTTGACATGATATTGACATTAAAATTCTACTAAATTTAACTTAATGCTTAGATCATAGTTTTGTTTTTCAAGTTCAATATTTTTTTCTTTTATTTCATCCAATTTTGCAAGTGCGTACATTTCGGCAGTCAACATTTGTGTTATAGTGTCATGCACTTTATATAAAATCTTAAGTTTTTCTATTTTACTATCTCTTATTTGTTTATTAGGCAATAAAGATATTTGATTCTCAGAGTCTAATAAAAACTTTTCAAGATCTAATACAGCTTGAATTCTTTGTGGTCTACGTTTAAGTCTGCGTTCAATGTCTGCCATTGCGTGATTTGTTAAAGTGAAATTAAATTGTCTTTCTTGTTGTTGCTTGTAATATTCGTAGCGTTCTAAGTGGTTCATAATTTAAAATGGTTTTATATTTTCTAATCCATTAAATGGAGTTGGCAAATAATATCTTTCTAATCCTTCAAAGTATGCATTCCTGTAAACATCAAATGTAAGTTTAGCTGTACCTTTTCTACCTTCTGCTCTTTTTTTCATTTTACGAATAATGATTTGCGCTTCTGATGATTGTCTCCATGTATCTTCAAATTCTTCATAGTCACGATGAACACATATTAAGTTTAAAGCTTTTGCATACCATACTGAACCTCCTTCAATTTCATCTGGTCTTGGCGCTGGTGGGAATTTATCACCTTTTGACATATCAGGGTTTCGTGCATGTGCTACAATAAAATTATGTGTTCCATTTTTTCGTGCATGTCTATTTACACGTGGCAATTGTTTTTTCAAATATTCACTTATCATTTGACCACTATTGTGTTCAATATCATTCCAATTGTCAACTGAACTTGTAAAAATATCATAGTCCTTAATAGCTTCATCAGTTATGTCAAGCCATTCATCAAAATCTAAACCTTTTTCATCTACATCAATCACTTTAAAATAATCATGTACAAATGGAATAACGTTATGCAATTCTTTTTCTGTAATATGATAGTTCAAACTACGTTTATCAAATGACTTACCAGTTAAACAATGAATGATTTCAGCGTAAATTTCATAAGCTGATCCGGTTTCTGGTGTATAAATTAAATGCTTTTTGCCATGTTTAGTTGCTAGTGAGCAAAGAAGCTGTATTAGGAATTGACTCTTACCACTTGTTGGATGACCATATATAATTGTTGACCTTCCTTCTTTAATTGAATAAAGATCATCTAAACACTTAAATCCTATTTTGTAACCAGGATTTTGACCATATTTGTACATATGAAACAATTGATCTTGTATTTCGTTTATTTGTTTGATTTGTCCCATTATTAAAACATTATTGGTTTTTGAACTGTCTTATCTTTATTATCATCTTTAAACCAAACGCCACGCATTTTTTGTTTCCAATTTTTTACTTTATTTCCTCTACTGTCTTCCCAATTAGATTCACAATAATATTTGTAAGCGTTAATAGCTGATTGTTTAGAATAGCCATTCTCTTTAAAGAATAATATAACTTCATTTTCATTTTCAGGTAGCTTGTTTGTAGCTTTAGCATTAGCTTTAGCATATGCTTTGTCATCATTTGTCTTTTTTCTACCACCTTTTTTGCCATTCTCTATACGAGATTCAATAAACTTGGACCTTTTATATGATTCATCTTCAAGTCTTATATTGTAGTATTTTTGATCTTCATCAATTTGAAACTTGCTCAACAACTCATCACTTAAAGAACCTACCAATAAGCATATGCTTTTGTGATCCATTCTACCTTTTTGATGCATGTATGAAAGAATAGTTATGTATTTGCCTTTGTCTTCAAAAGACATTGTCATAGTACCAACAAGAAAGTCTTGTGAATAAAATAAAAATGCTGGATCTTTTGCCATATTACAAGTATAAATGAATGTTAGCTGCCCAATGATAGTAAGTACCTGCATCTAAATTAGTTTCTTTACACACTATTTTAAATAATTCACTAAAACAGTATTGATCATTACAGAAACCATAATGAATGTCATTAGATCTCATTAGAACACTCATATGTAATTTATCATTGTAGTATTGAAACCCTATACTTAGTGTGCAAGGAGTGTCATTTTTGAAACCATTATTAGTAAATGGAGACAATTCAGTATCTTTAGCATCATAAATAGTTAACCATGCTTGTCTTGTTGTCTTGTCTTTTACCAATTTATTAATGATAACAATCAATTGTTCGTTTCTACTTAATTGCGCTCCATAATTAGAATTGACATTACCATTACTATCCATATGATTGTACCATATTTTTGCTTGTTTAGCTATTTCATTAGCTGAAGGATTTGCTGAAAGATACCATGCAAATTCTTTTTTAGCATATTTATGACTCCATTTACGTTCAACGTTAGTAATTAAATTATCAAATGGATTCTCTATAGTAAAACCATGATTGATTAATGCTTTAGTTTTTTGGAAAAATATTCCTTCGGTTTTAATTTTTTCAAGTGTTTTCTCGTATGCTTCATTAGCGTTTTTGTAGTTCATAAAAGTAGTTTTTAAATAATCCCTACTTTGCAAAGCATTTCGGGATTATGTTTTTAGTCTTTAATAAAAGTACCATTTTCCATTTTGCCTGTACGTTTTGCAATAACGTCATAAGCTGTGTTTACGCAATCCTCAAATTTTAAAGCAGATAGTTCTGCCAAATTAACTAATACAACTGTACAGTCGCCAATTGCATCTTTTAACTCTTCTTGATCTTTTAAAATAATTGCTTTAGCTAATTCACCAACTTCTTCAATTAATTTTAAAGCTTGAGTTTTTTGATCACCACGTTCATAAATACCTCTTTGTGATGCCCATTCTCTAATTGATTCAAATTCATTTGTTAATTGCATAATTGTACATCTTTAAGTTGTTTGTAATAGTACTTTTTTTCTGTTTTAATCTTACAATAAGTCTTTTGATCTTGTGTGTAGATTTTAACAATTTTACCTGTTTTTGATTCTTTTTTTGAAATGAAGCCAACCATAGCCCCAGTTTCGATTGTGTTGTTTTCTATCATAACTTCAAATAGTTATATTTTTTTAATTCTTCTTTTTGTTCTTTTATAATTTGATCATAAAATTCTTTATCTTTTTTAGCTCTATTAAGCGTTGTCAATATTTTTTGTGTAGTTGAGAAATACATATGCTCACGTAAAAAATCACTTT